CGGCTTCTTTCCCGGCGCGCGTCTCCGGTCCGCGGTTCAGCTGGGCCAGCACGACGACGGGAACCTTGAGTTCCTTGGCAAGGGCTTTCAGGCCCGCGGATATTTCCGCCACTTCCCGTTCCCGGCTGTTGGCCGCCTGTTTGGAGTGGGAACGCATCAGTTGCAGATAATCCACGCCAATGACGGCCAGTCCTCCCAGGTCGCGCATGACGCGGCGCGCCTTGGCCCGTAGCTCGGTGATGGAAATGGCCGCGGTATCGTCAATGACCAGCTGGGCCGCCCCCACGTCCTCCACGGCCCGCTTGAAATGCTGCATCTCTAATGGGGTCAGCGTGCCTCGCCGGACAATCTCCCCGCGGCGGACGCCGGAACGGGCGAAAAGAAGACGCTCCACAATCTGGACGGCGGGCATTTCACAGGAAAAAAGCAGGGTCGGCTTCTTCTCATTCAGCGCGACGTGCTCCATGATATTGAGCAGGAAGGAGGTCTTCCCCATAGAAGGACGGGCCGCAATCACGAACATATCCCCCGGCTTGAGGCCGTTGCTCTTCTTGTCCAGCAGGTCAAAACCCGTGGAAAGCCCCTGAATGCGCCCCTTGCTGGCAATGAATTGTTCAAAGCTGGTGACGGCCTCCCGGACGAGGGAAGCCAGACTTTGGCCGTCCGCGCGGCTCTTGGACCGCTCCCGTATCTGGAAAATATGAGTTTCCACGGCGTCCAGGAGGGCCGCTACGTCCTCCGGGTTGTCAAAAGCCTGCGTCATGGACTTGGCGGAGGCGTCAATGATGGACCGCAAGAGGGACTTGTCGCGCAGGGTACGGAGATAATGCTCAAAATACGCTCCTGTGGTGGTAAAGGTGTAGATTTCCGCCAGCCCAGCGTTGCCCCCTACGGCGTCCAGCTGGCGCATATCCGCCAGGGCCTGCGTCATGGAAATGATGTCCAGGGGCTGGTTGCCGTTGTACCGGGCCAGAAACAACCGCCACAGTAACTGGTGCGCCGGGATATGGAAAAAATCCTCCGTCACGCCGAACGCGATGGCCTGGGACATGTAGGTCGCCGGGTCCATCGCCAGCAGGGCCAGAACGCCCTTTTCCGGGCCAGGAGCCTGGGGAATCTCCCGGCACTCGGCAGGCAGGGAGGAAGAAGAATCGCGGAAAGAAGCCATCACTTAGTATCGGCGGAGGGTTGGCGGAAGGTCCGCGGAAGATTGGCGGAAAGGGAATGCTTGTTATCTCTCGAATGAGAAATTGCCTCCATAATGCGGGCGCACGCTTCCCGGATCGTCCCTCCGTCACGCTCCACAATAGGATGATAAAACGCCATTTGCCCGCAATGCACCGCGCACACGCCGCCGCGCGCCAGGCGGGCGATTTCCGCCAGATCGCGCGGATCACACGTCCGAACGCCAATCAGACGCCGCCCGCCCCGGAATTCCAGCACGTCCACCCCGGCGGACCCGTACAGGTATAACAGAATTTTTGAAATGGTTTCATCTTCCGGATATTCCTGACGGGCGTTTTCCGGCCATTCCCGCCGGGCAAGCAGTTCCAGCGCGGCCTTGATGGCTGGGCGCGTCAGCCAGTAGCAGCAGCCGGCCCAGGCAAGCGGCACGCTGCACTGCATTCCCCCCGCTACTTTCCCGCGGTCTTTCAGGGACCGTATAATCTCCGCCGGGTCCATCAGCAACGTATCCGCGTCAATCTTGATAACCGGATCATCCCCCGGTATGTCCAGCATGCACCCCAGCATGCCGCGCACGCATTCCAGGCCGTTCAAATTCCCCCGGCGCGCAAAATAGGTGATTTTGTAGGATATATCGTTTCCCGCGGGGACTTGTGCCGGAAATAAAGGCTTCGCGGCATCATCAAATAAATAAAACTGGGCGGCCCGGTCAATGCTTCGTATCTGTTCCAGACATAGCCCCAGGCATTGGTGATCTTCTCGATAGCAAAATATGGCGTAGTTCATTGTTGTTTAGTTGATGGGTGAATATATTTGGGATGTTGTAATCCATTGCCCCTGCTGGATATAGATTTGTCCGTTTTCGTCCCGGTGCAGGCGTAAGGCGTGGTCAGTGTCGCAGGCCAACGCTGTCCAGGAATCGCTGATCATGGCTCCGTCCCCGCCGCCGGTCGTGTTGGACGTATCTACCACCAAATCAAGCTGGGTGCCTAATAACCCCAAGGCAATCGTTGTTCCGTCCGGCAAGGTGTGTGGCTCCTTGACATAATCCAGCACAACATACTTCCCATTTTTCCGCAAAGGGGCGCGAAAACTCAATTCTTCCGCGTCGCCTCCAGGAGTGACCACGAGGGACAATACCCCCGCCGTAGCATTGGACAATCCCACGGAAGCCCCTCCACCTAAATCATGAACGCTGGTATCTACCGTTAAATCAAGTTCCCCCTTCAATCCCTCAGGAGAGACGGACAAGTTTACAGGCCATTTCCCCGGCTTGGGAGAATCTGCCTCCGTTGAATCAATCTTGACCTGTAAAATCTGCGTATCAATGTCATTCCCGTCCTGATCCTTTTCCTTTTTCCATTCAAGGCCATCCCCAGGTTCCACTTTTTGGGCGGAAAATGACAGTTTTCCTTCTTCATCCTTAATGTTGACCGAGCCGTCAGAAGAACATAACAGTTTCAGCTTGTAAGGTTCTCCCTTGTTTTCGCCTTGCCCTCCCTGATCCCCTCCCTGATCCCCTCCCTGATTTCCTTCGGAGTTCCCGCCGTCTTCCTTTTCTTCGTAAATCAGGGAACAATCTCCGTTGGAAGGTTCCTTTGCGTCCTCAATAAGAGCGGCAATTTCTTTTTCCCGCTCTTCCGTTGAATCCACAATCTCTATCCCCTTCCCGGCTTTCAACCCCAATTCATCAGGAGCAACCCCGCAATAAACCGCTCCCAGGGCATACTGTTTTACTGACACCAGAGACGGCAAATTACCATCCTCCGGCAAGGGTTCTTCAAGCTTCTCCACCTTCGCCAAAAGGAAGCAATAGGTGAATTCCTCTTCGGCTTCTTCATCATCCGGTTCCGCTACATACTGGAGCGGCTTGGAAGATCCTTTCGTTTCTTTCAGTTCGGCACTTGTAATGACGCCATCCCCGGTGCATTTCACTTCCAGCCAGATTTCCCCCTCTTCTTTCGGTGCCACCTCCCAGGTACCCCCTCCGCGCTGCGCCAGTTGCCCGGCTATGTAAATATCGCCCTTCTTAACATAGGCCATATCCGGCGCGCCTTCTTCATCCGTATCAACCACAACCCTCCAACCCTCATTCAGGGAACTTTGAGCATAATGAACATGGCCGCTCCACGCCTCATGATACTTCAAGACCTTTTCTCCGGCTTCATCCGTTTCTTCCTTGAATTCCCCAAGATAAATTCTGACCGCGCGCGCCAGCCCTATTTCCTCCGCCGTCACTTCCGCATACGTAATGCAATCATGGTTATCCGCGCTCCGCTCAAGATACAAAAATACCTTATCCCCTCCCTGCACGGACAAAAAAGGCGGTTCCTCCGCCTGATCCATCTTTTCCCCGTTAAGTTCCGGCTTAATGCGCCGCACGCCGCCCGGATGCACTTCAAAAACCATGCCGGGCCAGAAATACGCCTTATATCCCGCATCCCCCTTTTCCAGCCTCTTCAGCGTAAACGGCGCGCCTTCTCCTGCTTTGTTCCTCCCCCCCGTCGGCCTTATGGTTAATGACGTGCCGCCCAGCCCCCGGTTAAACGTGTAACCAACCCCGTTCTGCAAGCGGCAAGATTTGGCCAACTGCTCCAGTTCCCGGCACCCCTTAACCAGACGCCTCAACTTAGACGCGCTCAACTCTTCCCCTTGATTAAAAAACGGCCAGCTAATCATAAATCAATATAAATCAGAATCCCAGCCATCCGGACCGCTCAACCTCCAGGAAACCGTCTGACGCCAATTCCCGGTTCCCGTCCTGCGACCGCTCACGCCCTCTTTGATCCAATCATATTTTCCGCTTACCGCGGGCGCGCCGCTGCCCGGAGCCCCTTTTTTTCCGACCCCGGCCATGCTCAACGCCTGAACGGTAGAAGTGACGGAAAAAACCCCTCCGGGACACAAAAAACTAACCTGTCCTTTACGCATTTTTTCCATGGCCTTCTTCCCGGCCTCCGATTTCACAACATCCTCAATCACCTTATCCTCTTTCCCAAACGTATCTTTAGGAGAAGCCCCGGACGCCATAGCCATCAATGCGTCTTTTTCTTCCCCATCTATGTCCTGAAAGTTCGGATGCGTCAGCAACGGCTGTTCAGAGCAGGAATAATCCATGGAATATTCCACTTCCTCCCCTCCACCGAATTCAAAAGACGTTTCCCGCGGCAACTCGTAATAGAGCGTCACCCTCACCATATCCCCCTCCATTCCTTCCATGCTTATCTTTTTGAGCCTCAAAGCGGCATCATCAGGATAAGCGGACCCTATTGACGGGCACCGGGTATTCCAGCCCTCCTGATTGTCCGTGTAAACAATCCTCCCCACAGCCCTTACTTCCCCTTCATCCCCCCGTTCTATTTCCAGCGTCTTTTCATGCGTTTCCCGCTTCTTAATGTTAATTTTTCTTCCCATATTTATTATTCTCTCTCTATCATTTAGCGGCTATTTCAATATCCCAGCACGGCCGCCGTTTTCAGGGTTCCCCTCCGCCCCGCGCCCGTGTTTTTCACGATCTGCTGAAGCAAATTTGTCTGCTTCCTCGCTTCCGTAAGTTGCGGCATGCTCCCCATCATGGAGCGGCCCCCGCCGCCCACTTGCGCCAGACTGTCCGCTATGGGTCCGCTCCCTTCCTTCCGGTCCTTCCGCCGCTCCACCATATCCTCCAACCCCGCCCACCCCCCGGGCCCCCCCCACGCGCCCCCCCCGCCTTCCCC